GAAGGATGTATAATGAGCTTCGCTACCTACACAGAGAACTTTCTGCTCAACTATTTGTTCACTACCAAGACAATCTACGTCGGCTATGGCACAGCCGGGAGCGAGACCGCCGTCACCGAGCCTGTCGGCCTGGGGTATACGCGAAAGGCCTATGGAGCGTGGACTCTGACCGCTGTTGGTGTTGATCTACAGGAAGTGTCCAACGACGCTGCAATCACCTTTGACGCGTCCACCGGGAATCAAGGAACCATTACTCACGTTGGATTTTGGGATGCCCTGACCGGTGGCAATCTGATAGCCAGTGTGTCATTCGCGGAGTTGAGTCTGGACAACATCAGCGTAATCGCTGGCACACAGATTCAATTCATCATAGGTGCCTGTCTCTGCAAACTGGATTGATATTATGGCCGCTACCTTACAGATTTACAACAATACTGGCGACAGTACACAAGGAAACGTCAATGTCGATACGCGGTTGATCGGAAATTCGTTCAAGACCGTAGGTGCCTTTTCTTGTCCCTTCGTAAAGTTGCTAGTGTATAGAGCTAACGTCGCCCCCACATTCAACTTTGAGATATCGCTGTGGAGTGCTTCCGGAATTTCTACTCCCACGGCGGTGATAACCGCTTACGCTTTCGACCCAACGGGAGTTACAACGTCACCCGCAGGAGCATGGTACACTGCGACGTGGGCTTCTCCGGTCGCACTTTCTGCGGCTACGTACTACTGGGTCGGGATACGTTCCCTCAGCCCTACCTCTGCTTCTCCAGCCGCCTATATTCGTATTGGTCCAAATGTCTATTCCGATGGTAGGTTGTTGCAATCACTAAATGGTGGGGGTAGCTGGACCGGGTACTCTTTCGACGCAATGTTTGAGATTTGGGGTGAGGTTGGGGCCACTGACTTAGAAGTTTCCCTCTCCGGTGCGGGGTCGGTTGTGGTCGTTCCCAGCATCAATCAGTTTTTGGAAACGGCCGTCACCGGGGTTGGGTCAGTTGGAGTAGCTCCGGCCATCTCCAACATCAACCAACTAGGCTGTATCTTTCCGCTGCCCCTAACGCTCATTCAGCCGGGCCAGAACAGTGACTGCAACCAGGGCTCGATCAGCCTGTGGGATAACTCGTTGCCGCAGATCATGGCCACCCCTCTGGGCTTGGGATCATCTCAGCGAGTGGTAAAGACTCCGATGGATCAGGACAAGCACGACGGTGCCGGTATTGTTGACGGTGTCGAGACTCCGTGGTTTGAGCATGCACACCTGCTCCCGCGTCTCGTGCAGGATATGGGTAACGTCATCTCTGACCAGACGATTCTCGGTGAACTATACAACGCGGATCGCAAGAATTCGATCACGGTGACATCGGTGATTAACAATCTCGACACTGGAGTTAAGATCTCAGGCGTGCCGGCCGTGCCGTTCACCATAGACTCGCAGGACGGCGTGCCCTTCACCATCACTGTGCTACGGAGTGGTGGCTTGACAATCAACAGTACGTACACGTTCGTGCTCTCCACTGGCGAGGAGTACGTTGTAACGATTATAGGTTCTCGTATCGTACTGCTCCCGATTCGGCCGGAGGCTCCCTTCCGCGAGCACCTCATCTTCGACACGAAAATCGTTGAAGCCGTGAGCGGAGAAGAGCAGAGGATACAGAATCGTCAGTATCCTCGTGGACTGTTCGAGGCTACATTCCGCAAGAACCGCAGGGCCATCGAGATGATACTCTTCGACCGGCAGTCCAGAGTGGTTGCGGTCCCGGCATGGCACGAGCCGGCGTTCATGGTTGTGGCGGGTGTGGTGGATGATGTCACTGTCACGGTCAACACCACGGACTATGCTAACTTCTATGTCGGTGGGTATGCCGTTGTCTTAGAAGATCAGTACACCTACGATGCGTTGAAGATCGAGTCGATGACAGCGACGACGCTGACGTTCGAGTCGGCCCTGAGCTTCAACTACACGACGAAAGCTCAAGTGATGCCACTCATGACCGCGTACATCGAGGCCTCCAGTGCGTCACTCAAGAAGCCGTACAACGATCAGGACTTCAACCTTAGACTCCACGTGGACCCCACGGACAATGATATCGCGGATGCCTCCGGATGGAGCACCTACGACGGCGACTTGTTCTTGGACGACCCGAACCTCATCGTCGGTGGACAGCTCACAGAGGCATTACGTACCAAGGTAGCTGTCCTCGACAACCTCACCGGGGTTCGCAGGCCGGTGTCGGCGTGGGAACACAACAAGCGTCAGAGTAAGAAGGGCTTCAAGACGAACACTCGGGAAGAGCTGTGGAAGCTGCGGAAGCTCATCCACTACCTGCAAGGTAAGCAGGTGTCATTCTACATCCCGACATTCTCGAAGGACATCGTTCCGACGCTGGACATGACAATAGGGACGTTCTCCATAACTATGGCGAACATTGGCTATACAATGAACGCACGTCAGCGTTGGCCCAAGCAGGTGGTTCGCGTGGTCCTCACGGACGGAACCATGCTGACCAGGACGATCCAGAACAGTGCGGAGGTGAGTTCGGCGGTTGAGCAACTTACTCTGAACGATTCCTGGCCGGCGACGTACGAGCCCAGTGATATTGAGCGGATAGAATTCTTGGAAAAAGTCAGATTTGATGTTGACGACATCGTCGTTGTACACTATAATGCATTAGGACAGAGTAAGTGCGTCGTTCCGATTAAGGAGGTCGATGAGTAATGTCATTTGAAGCCCTGGAACTATCACAGGCAAGTGGTAGCCGAATCGAGATCTACACTCTCGCGATGGGCAACTCCATCTACCGGATGCACAACTCTATCGAAGAGGTCGTCAGCTACCTGGGGGACAACTTCTATCGAACCTCGATCAGTCGCGGCAACATCTCAACCGGCCAGGAGTACCTGGAGATCTCGCTCCCTGGGGATCACACGTTCCCACTGAAATTCACCAACATCGCTCCGGGCCAAACAGCGACCCTCACGATCCAGACTTGGCACCGAGCAGACGACACGGACGTCCAGGTCATCTATAAGGGCGTGGTTCGATCCGTAGCCTTTACTGAGAATGCTGCGAAGTCGGCACTATCTATCGTCCCGCTGACTGACGCGTTCAAGAAGGAGATCCCAGAGCGGACCTTCCAGGCCGCGTGCAACAATGTTCTATTCGACCCGGACTGCAAGGTATCGGCCGGGAGCTTTTCGTTTGAGGACGCTGTGACGGCCATTACCAGCAACGTGGTGACTGTAGCCGGGCTGACGGCTGCGAAGGGTGACGGCTGGTCCACCGGTGGGTATCTGGCCTACGGCATTCTCGACTACCGACTCATCCTGGAGCAGGATGGTGACGATCTGGTTCTAGTGCTGCCGTTCCATGAAGATGTGCTCGGTAACAATGTCACGGTGTACGCCGGATGCGATCACACCATAGCGACGTGTGCCGCCAAGTTCTTCGATGAGATAAACTTCGGCGGTTGTCCCTACGTACCAACCAAGAACATTTTTATAACTGGACTCTAACAATGGCCTTCTTCTTCACGCTATTTCTGTGGGTTGCAACGTTCGCCCTTAGCCAGCTACTGACTCCAGATCCGGATATCGAGAACGCTCGGCCGGCGTCGCTGAATGACTTCAGTTTTCCTACGGCCACTGAGGGTCGAATCCTTCCGCTGAATTGGGGAACGGATCTGGTGAAGGGACCAAACGTCATATGGTACGGCGACCTTAGCACCTACGCGATTGAGAAAAAGATCAAGATAAACTTCTTCAAGACCGAGAAGGTGACGACGGGCCATACCTACTACGTGGGCATTCAGTTCGGCATCTGCCACGGGCCGGCTGTTCTCAAGGCCGTGTATGTTGGTGATGAGCTGGTTTGGTCCGGGACGCAGGCCACAGACGGTCCAATTGAGATTAACGGCAACGATGTGATTGGCACTTTCAATTTCCACACCGGAAGCAAGACGCAAGCCAAGAACGCATACCTGGAGACCAAGCAGAGCCCATGTCCCGCGTATAGGAATATGTGCTACGGTGTTCTGGAACATGGCTACGTCGGCAAGTCAACATCGATCAAGGCGTGGTCGTTCGAGATCCAACGCATCCCCACTGGGCTTGGCACTGGCTCCGTGGTGAATGGAGCAGACTGTAACCCGATGGAGATCGGTTATGAAATCTTCACGGACACAAGTTGGGGCTACGGATACCCAACAGGTGACATTGACACCACCAGCTTCTCGGCTGCGGCCGCAACGCTGTACTCCGAAGGTAATGGAATGTCGTTCATTTTGGCGACCCAGAAGGACGCCAAGGACATTCTTAAAGAGGTCGAGAAGCAGATCGATGGTCACTTCCGAATCGATGCCTCTACCGGAAAGTGGAAGTGCGAACTAATTCGTGACGGCTATTCTTTGGTTGGTTTGAAAGAGGCGGACACCTCCAATGTCACTGAGCTGATGGACTTCTCACGGGGTAGCTGGGAAGGCACGATCAATGTTGTCCGCATTATGTACAAGCGACGGGCGAATGACTATGCTGACGGCTATGCTCCAGCACACGACTCCGCGAACATGAAGATCCAAGGTCGAAGGGTGCCGGTCATTTTCACCTACATCGGTGTGCGTGATGACGCTCTCGCGAACAAGCTTGCATGGCGTGAGATCCGATCGAGCAGCTACCCGTTCGCAAAGCTGAGGATGAAGGTCAACCGAACGTTTTGGAATTCATATGTTGGTGAGGTGTTTAAGTTTTCCTGGGAGTTCGCCAACTTCGTCGTGGCAGACCAGCCGTTCCGGATAACGAAGATCGACACTGGAAGCCCGGAGAGTCCGGAGATCACTGTCGATGCTGTGCAGGATGTGTTCTCATGGCGGGCCGCGTCGTTCGCCGACTCAGATGTCACTAAGTGGGTGATCCCACCTCGCAACCTTATCCCGTACCCGGCCACGGACCAGTTAGCGTTCGAGCAGCCGTACGCGATTGCTCGAAGAGATACGGCATACTCCGAAGGTAGGATATGGGTTGCGGCTGACGCCACTGGCCGAGGCGAATCCGGCTACGAGATCCGGCAGCGGAATGGTTCTGGCACTCCGTCCGGTATCTACTACACGGCTGGCTCTAACTCAGGGTCAACTTGGACCGGTGAGCTTGATGGAGGTGTCGATAATGACGATACGGTCATTGACATAACTACGGACATGAACATCACAGAGGTTGTACAGGCAGCAACAGCCGCCGATATCGGGGCCAACTTGGTCAACCTGTTTATGATTGGAGACGAGCTTTTGTCGTTCACTTCGGTGGCCGAGATCACTGGTGGGTTGCGGTTCAGCGGATGCTACCGTGGGCTATGCGACACCGCCCAGGCAGCTCACGCTAACGCTGATCCAGTGTGGTTCCTGGCAACGGGCGGCAGGTTAACTGACCAAGCCTTCGATCCTAGCTACAACGTGGATCTTAAACTGTTGCCGTTCGACCTGACCGGCAATCAGATTGCGGAGAGTGACGCCGGCATCACGGCTCTATCAGTTGATATGGACTACCGAGAGAGACGCCCGTACCCGCCGACATTTGTCGAGTGGAATAGTAGTGGCTATCCGGCAAGTGTCACCATCACCAGTGACGTCACCGTGACATTCAATCGCAGGGACTACAGAATAGAAGATGAGGATTCTCAATACAGTACGGATGCTTCTACCATTAACGGCGATTTCCCAGCCAACAATTCCACGAAGTACCGGCTCAAGCTATATGATGGGTCCAGTCTAGTCCACACTGGAGCCTGGAACGCCGGCACCGCCTCACTGACTATGGCGTTCGTGAAGATCCTTCGCTACTTGGATGGACTGCCAACTACGTTGAAGATGGCCGTGGACACCATTCACACGTTCTCCGCAGTGGACTACGGGGCCCTCCAGGAGGTGATGTGGGAGGCCGCAGTAGCCGCGTCAGCTTATGATGACGACGAGTGGCTTGGCGTACTCAGCCCGTCAGGAGTGAGCAGCTCGTGGACGGCACCAGACACCGGGACGTACGCATTCTCTTTGGGCGTTGCCTTGGCTGGCGATGTCGAGGCCAGAATCAATGCCGGAGGCTGGGCCCAGGTTATCGCTACTGGCAACCTTACTGGCAACCTTACTGGGGTCACTGCGGCGGACATTGTTGAGGTGCGACATCTTGACAGCTCTTCCGTAGATGAAGTTCTACTGACGATTGATAGTCCTACCGGCCCCGAAGACGCTTTTGGTGTTCTAGTGTTCGCCTAATCTAAAAATACCTTGACACCTATGCCAAAAAGTAGTACAATCTAAGGATATGATTGAACGCTTTTGAACGATGAGGATGTCAGCATGGATGATGTAAGGCTCAAAGAGATAGACGCGGCAGTGACCTGTACCCTAACAAAGCTTGGGTTCGAGTTATCGGACCCGATTGCCGTGCAGAGTGACATGCACTTCCTTAGATCGTTGCGTCAAAGAACAGAAGCAGTCGGCACCAGAGTCATCACGCTGTTGGCCGGCATCATCACCCTCGGCATCGCTGGAGGAGCGATAGCCGCACTGGCCAAAGCTGTCAAGGAGGCCGTAACCTAATCACGCCAAGAGGAGAGAGACTCATGAAGGCGAACAATGTCACCATTGACAACGCTGCGGAGAAAGTCTATCGTCAGCTAATGGCTACCCTTGGGTTGAAGGGTGCCCGCAAAGCTCAGCTCCAGCTAGGGCGACTGATCCTACAGGAGAAGAAACGTCGTGAAAAACTTGATGGAGGTAAACCGTGCCGGAAGTAAAACCAACCAACCCCAAAGATGCCATCGGTGTTAAGAAGGTGCCGATGAGTTGTCTCAGTTCGCAGGTCGTGACACTCGTCGCCCGAGAGTTCGTAAGTGATGGGCTGGACCAGCTCGTGGGCAAGCAGGTGAAGTTCTCCAAACAATTCGACGCGGCTATCGCACATCTCATGAATTTCTGGGAGGGAACAAACGACGATACGCTGTACTTGGCAAGAGGGATGGCACGCATCATGCTTCTTCGTCACGCAGAGCTGGAGAATCTTCTGGACGATGATCGAGTTCGATGTGACGGTCTGCATGTCGCGGAACTGAATACCAAGGCCGCTGAGATCATCGAGAAGTATCCGGACTGTGTGGACCCATGCACACACCTGCCAGTGGGTACGGTTGGGTTTACGGTGCCAGTGAGCATCGAACTGGCCACACCCTTCAACGTTTTGCCCTGGCGAGTAGTCATGGAGATGGCCCTGGGCATGATGGAAGGTGGGCGGAAGTACGGCCGACACAACTATCGTAAGGCAGGAGTCCGGGCCAGTGTCTACTACGACGCCACGACTCGTCACCTTGCCGACTCTATTGAAGGAACTGAGATAGACAAGGACAGTGGGTTGTCCCATTTATCCAAAGCACTATCTAGTTCTCAGGTGCTCCTCGACAGCATGGTGATGGGCAACTGGATTGACGACCGACCTATTAGAGTGAGGGGATAAGGCATGAGCAGAAGTCACACGATCTATCTCGACTGTGATGGAGTCTACGCGGACTTCATTACCGGCATTCTCGACGTCTTGGAGTATCCAGACTACGACATCAACGAGTGGTCATGGGGCCGCGTCTTCGATATCTTCCCGCTGATCGGGACCAACTGGAAGGAAGCGAGCAAGCACTGCACCTCAGACTTCTGGGCTGGCCTGCCCTGGATGGAGGACGGCAAGGAGATCTTGGCGGAAGTCTGGAAACGCTTCGACCCCGCTGATTCGATGCTCCTCACCAAGCCAATGGATCACGACGGCTCCTACACGGGAAAGGCCCAGTGGGTCACGGAACATATTCCGGAACTGCGTCGCCGGCTGGTGCCCACTCACATCAACAAGCACGAGTTCTGTCATGGCTTCAACGATCTACTCATTGACGACAGCCAGGAGAACATCGAGGCATGGGCCAACGCTGGTGGTGCTGGCTTGCTCGTGCCACGTCCCTGGAACAGCCTGGATAGTACATTCTACGCCGGCGACACTGTGAAGTATGTTGCCGAGCGAATGGATACATGGATTGAAATTTCAAAGTACTCCGCACGGAAAGGAACCGCATGTCTGTAGTATCACGCAAGAAGAAAGAGTGTATTGCCAAGGAGCTGTTGGCGACGCCAGATGTGAATCGCACCGAGCTGGCAAAGCGACACGGCGTGTCCAGAGGGACCGTCTATCATATCGCCAAGAAGTCAAACGCGATCCTCGCCCCTGGGCAGGTAGACTCAGAATCGAAGCTCATGGCCCAGAAGGTTCTGGCTGACCAACACAAGCGGCTCTACCGCGAGTCCATCAAACAGCTCGCAGAGGTGAGAAAAGAGCTTATGGTGTTCCGCGAGTATCAGGACGTGAAGAACCTCATTGTGCCGCAGAATCAGGAGGTGCAGGCGTACAAGGGAACCACGCAGGCCGTACCTATCCTGGTCATCTCCGACTGGCATATTGACGAGCCCGTGGACCCGGAAACCATCTGCGGGTTGAACGAGTTCAGTGTTGCCATCGCCCGAGACCGCGTAGCTCGGCTGACGAAGTATGCCACGAAGATCATCGGCATCCTTAAAGGTGAGTCGGACATTGAGCACCTCGTCGTTGCAGCCCTCGGCGACTTCATGAGCGGCTGGATTCACGAAGAGCTGCAAACAGCCAACGAGCTGACCCCGGTTGAGGCCGTGCTGGAAGTGCTGAACATGCTGACCGGACTCATTCAGAACCTCCTGGACGCCGGCGTGGTTCGTAATATCACAATGGTGTGCTGCGTGGGCAACCATAGCCGAATCACGCAGAAGACGTTCTACAAGCTCCGCACGAAGACGTCCTATGAGTGGATGATCTACAACCTGCTCATGAGCCACTTCTCCGCGAAGGGTGAGACCAGAGTAAAGTTTCAGATTCCGACCGGCTACTTCAATTGGGTCAACGTCTGCGGCCACAATGTTCGGTGCCACCACGGCGACAACCTGCGGTATAACGGTGGAGTCGGTGGGGTCCACATCCCAGTGAAGAAAGCCATCGCCCAGTGGAACAAGGGCAAGACGGCGGATCTCGATCTCTTCGGACACTGGCACACCCTTAACTGGGCCTCGGACTATATCATCAACGGATCGCTGATCGGCTACAACACCTTCGCCGAAATGCTCAAGGCTGATTATCAGAAGGCCCAGCAGGCAATCTTTTTGATGCACAGTCGCTTCGACACGACCGCCCTGTACCCGATCAAGTTACAGGACTGATTTTATGAAAGGACAGTGGTCAGGAGGTAAAGGGGACGCGACGCGGCGAAGCTCCGTCCCCTGGGAAGTGCGGGATCTCAACTACGATCTGCAAGCAGAGACAATAACTAGAAAGGAATACGATGACAGAATCGACGCAGCCTGGGCCCAAGCAAGAGCACGCGGATGGAAGCCTTGCCGATAGAGCCAACAGCGTCTTCGAGTTCGCTGGTGGGTTCTTCATAGTGATGCACATCCTCCAGGCGTACCACGACAAGTCCGTGGCCGGCGTCTGTATCTTGGCCGTGCTCTTCTTTACAATCTGGGGATACTGGAACCTGTACTACTACAAAGCGATCCAGCAGAAGTGGAGCCTGCGGGCGACCTACTTCATCACCGCAATGAACACGGTATGGCTGGCCATGTTAATCTACTACAAGTTTGGAGGATAGGGATATGATGAAACGCGTAAAGCAGTGGGTGCATGCGGAAGAAAAAGATCTTGCGGAGATGATCGCCTACTGGGCACCAAAGATCGGAGTAGCTGACTGGCTCATTGAGGCCGTAGTTGTCAACCCGGACGACATGAGCAGTACCTACGTCGATGGCAGAGTCATCTGGTACACGACCAGACGCATGGCTCAGATCATGGTGTGCAACCCGGACGTCATCAGCAGGAACATCGCCCATGATACCGAGATGATTCTCGTTCATGAGATGCTCCATGTTGCTTTCTGCCATGCGTCTGACCAGCTCGTGGAAGCGAACGTGACTAAGACAGAAGAAGCTGTCATGATCGAACAACCAATTGACCAGATTGCACAAACACTCGTGCTCTTGCGGCGTAACGCAGGAGGTAAATCAAAGCATAGGTTCAGTTTTGAGAAGGGCAAAAAATGAAAACGTACAGGATAGGAGACACAGTCAGATTCCGCGTGCGGATCGATGGCAATCCCGCCACAGACAACCCAACCGCCGTGGTTCACGATGAGGTAGATGCCCCCGTGACACCGAGCCTAACCATCGGCTCTGGGCTGAGCCAAATTGGCTCGACTCGGATAGTCGTAGGCACCTTCGTTCCGGACGCGAACGGTGAGTGGTCAGTCCACATGGTGGATGACTCCGGAATGGACGTTGTTAAGCAGTTCATCGTTGGGGCCTACTCCCTCGGACGCGTGGGGGCCATAGCCTCCACCATTGAGGCGAAGATTGATAGTCAGGACGTCACCCTGGCGAACCATGACATTGCCCTAGCTGCGATCCTCGCTGGCGTCACCAGCGGCGGCGGTAGTGGGCACTTCGGATAATGATGTTTATCCGGGACAACTACAGACCTGGACAGGATCGGCTGGCTTACGCGGCCGTGGACGTGACTGCTACAGAGGTAGTGACTCGCGTCTACGGTCCAAGCCACCGGGCGGGGAATCGAAGCACGCAGACCCTAGAGCTATTCAAGCTAGAGAAGGGCGTGTTTGCCCTGGACTTCGATTTCAAGCAGCTAGGCAACTACATCTTCGTAGTCGAGGAGGACGGCGAGGTGCAAACCATTTTGAACGCAAAGGTGAACCCATGATAACTAGCCCGTTTGACCATCAAGCAAAGGAACTGACTGAGCACGGCATGGATAAGGTGCGAGCGATCCATTGGGAACAAGGATGTTTTTCAGACGACACTGAGTATTTGAGTCCGATAGGCTGGCGAAAAATATCAGAATACCCTAACGATGGTGAGGTGGCTCAGTGGCATCCCGAAACAGGTGTTGCAGAGTTTGTCACTCCATCTGAGTATGTGGTGCTGCCTTGTAGAGAAATGATCCGCATCAAAACATCGAAGGGCGTAGACCAGAAGGTATCGTTTGAACATAAAATGCCATTGCTGGATTGGAGAGGTCGTCCAATTGTAGATAGTGCTCAGGGACTTTTTCAGAAGTTAAACGCCAAAGCGTCACGTCGTCAGAGCATACCCGCTGGGTTCACTATGTCACTGCCCGGCTGCGGCCTCAGATACACGGATAAGGAGCTGCGGGTGTTGGTAGCAGTTATGGCAGATGGTTCGTTCGATGTCGGAACTACAACGACACGATGTCATCTCTATTTGGTTAAGGCCAGAAAAAAGAAACGTCTGGAAGAGTTACTGAGCGACGCTGGCATCGAATATAAGACAGCAACACCGAAGAACAGGCCAAACGACACAGTGTATCACTTCAACGCTCCGGTAAGATTGAAGCACTACCCTCGGTCTTGGTGGTGTGCTATGAACAATAAGCAGCGAGATGTCATCCTAGATGAAGTCTTTCACTGGGATGGAAGTAAGGGACATGTCTTCTACTCAAAGCAAAAATCTGATGTGGATTTCATTCAGCTACTAATCGCATCTTCTGGGGGTGTTGCTCGAATCAATGAAAATAGTAGGGGCATCTGGTATTTGGAACAAAGACAAGTTCATACTAAAAGCTACTCAGTGGGTAGCGAAAATTTCTCTGTTGAAGAAACAGTAGATGGAAAAAAATATTGCTTTTGTGTGCCGACCGGCTTCTTGATATTACGTCGAAACGGTTGTGTCTTTCCGTCTGGCAATACTGGCAAGACGTGGCTCGCGTTAGCAACGGCCGAAGCACTGTTCAAGGCCGGCGAGATCGACGCACTCTTCGTCCTCGCCCCTCCTGGGCTTCACACCAATTGGGTGAACTACGAGATCCCGGACCATTTCAGCCTTCCGTATTCGGCGATCGCGTTCCAGACAAAACGGGCCAAGACCCAGAAGCATAAGAGAGCATGTGACGCCGTGATGAATGCCACCGACTTTCCGATCCTTGCGATGTCATACCCAGGGATCAAGACGGAGATTGGTAAGAAGTTGGCGAAGAAGTTTCTGACGACGCACCGATGTCTCTATGTAGCAGATGAGTCGAACCGAATCAAGACGCCGTCAGCGAAGATCACCCGGACGGTGCTGGCCTCAGCCGAGTACGCGGACTACAAGCGAACGCTCTGCGGGACGCCGATCACCAACACGCCGTTCGACGTGTACACGCAGTTCCGATTCCTCGATAAGCGGTTCTGGTCTGAGACGCCTTACGGTCTCGGAAGTTACCAGTGCTTCAAGACGATGTTTGGCATTTGGGTGAAGGGCTACAACGGTCAGATGGACCGCGAGTTCGATCAGCTCGTAGGCTATAAGAACCTGGGGATCTTGACCGAGTTGGTGCAGCTCATGTCGTCACGTGTTCTGAAAGAGGACGTCCTGGATCTACCACCACAGCTCTACTCCTACGCTGGCTTTGAGATGACTCCGAAGCAGTGGCGGCTCTACAAGGAGCTGGAGGACGACTTCATGGCTGAGATCGATGGTGAGATGGTCTTCACGCCGCTCGCGATCACGAGACTTCTGCGGCTTCAACAGGTGGCGTGTGGATACCTTCCGACCGGCATTGAGAACGAATGCATCATGATCGAGAAGGAGAACCCGAGGCTCCGTATCCTGAATGAGATCACGCAGGACCTGCCCCACAAGACGATCATCTGGGCTAGGTTCATTCAGGACATCGACCTGATCTGTGAGATGCTTGGGGACTCAGCCGTCCGGTGGGATGGGTCGGTCCACGAGGACCAACGCGAAGAGAACAAGCGGCGGTTCAAGCAAGAGTCCGTGGACGACGTCAAGTTCATGGTGGCAACGCCCGACAGCATGGGCGAAGGTCACACATTGAACGAGGCACTGACGATGATCTACTACAGCAACAGTTTCAAGATGAAGGAACGGCACCAGTCGCAGGCCAGGAATCACCGAGCCGGGCAGACAAATCAAGTAAACATCATTGACATCGTTGCCGATAATACCAAGGATGTTGATATCATTAACGCCCTTCGGGTCAAGTTCGACAACGCCTCTATGGTTGTTGATGGTAGGATTCGGAAATGGCTCTCTTCATATCAAGAGGTGACTGGGCCCGACTCTGGCCCGTCCGTGAAGGAAGCAATCACAGATGCTTTGGGCCTTCTTGGAGTTTAATCTTGACATGCGATTCCGAGACTGGTATACTATCATCTTGACATGCGATTCCGAGACTGGTATACTATCATCATGCTAAGGAGAAATGAGAGATGAGTAAAGCCCCGACCAACGAGTTACCATATGACTATTCAGACTTTGGCGAAGACGCTGCAACGAATCAGAAGGACATCCTTGGCCGGATCTCAGTGCTGGCCGATGAGATGCATGCCCTGGACAAGGAGATTGCTGAGTCAGTGCTGACCACCAAGAAGCTCACAGAGCAACACCGACAGATCGCCGAAGAACAGCTCCCTGAGATGTTCGAGGAAGTGGGCATGCAAGAGTTGAAGACGCGAAGCGGTCTGCCGTTGAAGCTGAGAAAAAAGGTGTTCGCCAGTCTCTCCAAGGGTCGCAAGCCCAAGGCTATCGCGTGGTTGGATGAGAACGGACACGGTGGCATGGTCAAGCGAAACGTGGTCATCGAGTTCGACAAGACACGGATGGATAAGGTGGACGCACTGTTCCGCCTGATCGGCAAGGGCTGGCCGAACCATCGCACGGAGTTAGACGTTCACTCCGCGACTGTGAAGGCTTTCGTTACCGCACAACTGAAAGACGGGAAGGCAATTCCCATGGAAACATTCGGCGTGCATTGTGTTAATGTCGTCGAGATCTCAAGCAAGTAACTTCAAGAGGAGAAAACTGTATGGCAGCAAAGAAAAAGACTGAACTGGCCGTAAAGGCCGACGAAACCACCGCCCTGGTCGCCGACTACGAGTACGGCGAGATGGCCGGCGATGGGTTCGACAACGTCACGCAGGAAGACGTGTCCATCCCGTTCCTGACATGCGTACAGGCCATGAGCCCGCAGGTCCAGGAGACCGAGGCCGAATTCATTGAAGGTGCCAAAGCCGGCATGCTTATGAACACGGTGACAAAAGAAATGTTCGACGGCAAAGATGGCGTTGAGTTCGTGCCGTGCCTCACTCAGCATCTCTATGTCGAGTGGAAGAACCGCCAGACCGATGGCGGCGGCTTCATCGGCGTTCACCAGTGCGACTCCGACGTTGTGCGTCAGGCAAGACAGGACAGCACGGCGTTCGGCAAGTACTCCATCCCGATCGATGGTGGAATCGATCATGATCTGGTCGAGACGTTCTACATCTTCGGCCTGCTCATCAAGGGTGATGAGATCATCACGCCGTGCATGATCTCGTTCTCCAGTACCAAGATCAAGGCATACAAGAGCATCATGAGCCCGCTGCGTCAGGTCAAGAATCGCCCGCCGCTGTACGCGTTCAAGCTCCGCATCACGACGGTTGCCGAGAAGAATCCCAAGGGGACCTTCCACAACTTCAAGATCGTCCCGGCGAACGGCGACGCGGTCTCGTCCCTGATCGCCCCGGAGCACGAGTTCGTGCAGGCCGGCAAGGCGTTGAAGGACAGCGTCCAGACTGGCGACGCCAAGGTCGATCATGGTGGGTCGGTTTCCGGTGATAGCTCTGGCAGTGAGAAGCCTGCCCCGTTCTAGTCTCTCCCCTCTCCTCCGGCAATGAGGGCCTCCGGGCCCTCATTCGCTCTGGGCTGGTAGTGTAAATTGGCGAGCACGTGGGGAGTTCTCCCCTAAGTCTAGGTTCGATTCCTGGTCAGTCCATTATGAAATTATCAGAAACCTGGAAACAGATCCAAAATACCACCTACCAAGCATCCAGCTTAGGCAAAATTCGCCGTACTGGTGGTAAAGTATTGGCTCCAAGCGTGGGACGTGGTGGATATCTTCACGTAGGTCTAAGGTTGGCCGGGCGAAAATTGACACTGAAAGTCCATTACCTTGTATGTGTCACATTTTGGTCGAGGCCCGCCGGAAGTGAGTGTGTTCGCCACCTAAATGGAGATAGTCAGGACAATCGGTCCTGCAATCTTCGCTGGGGAACTAACCTGGAAAATGCCCAAGACACAATACTTCATGGCCGACAGGTCTGCGGGTTCGATCATCCAGGCGTGAAGATTACAAAGGTAGAGGCTCGAACAATACGGGCGACTTACTGTAGGCACATGGAGGGCAAAAAGAAGGCCAAGAATGGATTCATCCTAAACCTTGTAGAGCAATATCCGCAGCTTGGGTATAGATGTGTCTATAGAGCTGCTACTGGGAGTTATGATGAAATGGAGTAATCAACAGCGACAGGCAATTGATTCTGTTGGCCACTGGTTGGGGCATGGGTCTGAACAAATATACAGACTGTTCGGATATGCCGGTGCAGGAAAAACTTGCTTAGCGAAGGCACTGGCGGAAAGCTGCAACGGGGCCACGCTCTTCTGTGCGTTCACCGGTAAGGCCGCGTACGTCCTGCGGCAAAAGGGATGCGAAGCCTTCACGATCCACCAGCTCATCTATCAGCCGAAGGAAAAGAGCAAGTCACGACTGAAAGAGCTGGAGATCCAATTGAAGAACACCGACAACGCGGAGACGATCGAAGAGCTGGAGAAACAGATAGCTGTCGAGCATAGGAAGCTAAACAGTCCCTCGTTTGTCTTGAATCCAGACAGCCCCGTGAAGACTGCCGATCTTATCATAGTCGATGAGTGCTCAATGGTCAATGAGCAGATGGCGATGGACCTGATGTCTTTCGGCACAAAGATCCTCGTCCTGGGCGATCCCGCCCAACTTCCTCCGGTCTACGGAGCTGGATACTTCATCAAGGCCCAACCGGACTTCATGCTTACGGAGATCCATCGACAGGCTCGGGACAACCCCATCATTGGGCTTGCCACCAGGATACGACAGAGAGAAATTATTCAACCTGACGGCGGCATGGTCATACCGTGGGGAAGCATTACCCCAGAAGAGGTACTGCAATACGATCAAGTGCTGGTGGGTCGCAACGCTACAAGGAAGGCCTCCAACCGGAAGATCCGTAGCCTCCTGAATCGAGTTGGTGACGTGCCAGTCGCGGGGGACCGCGTGGTATGCCTGCGAAACAATCACGAGGTGGGTCTGCTTAACGGGGCCATCTGGGAAGTCGATTCTTGCTACGACACCGGCGACGAGTTCCTTGACATGATAATCAAAGACCCAGAGAGCGATGCGGGGTTCGTGGCTATCCAGACTCACCGACATCATTTCTTGACAGACGATAATACACCGATCCCCTGGTGGATTAGGAAGGAGGCCCAGGAGTTCGACTACGGCTACGCCTTGACGGCCCATAA